AGTTGAACTAGTTGAATTAGTTGCACTTAAAGTTTTCGTTGTATCTGAAATTCCCTGTTGTGATATCACAGCATTGTATTTTTGTTTAGATACTTTGTACACTAACAATCCATCTTTGACAAGTTTTTTTGCTTCTGATGGTGTTGATGCTAGATAATCATTTTGTTGTTTTGTTGAAAGTTTATTCCATTCAGAATCTATAGACGACACATCGACATTAATGTCACGTCTAAATGTTTCGAATTTTGCAAATTTTAATTTGGCATTGTCATCCAAAGACAAATAATCAGCCACTTGATTTCCTGCTAAGAATATTTCTTTATCTGTTTTTTGTGTTGTATTTTGTTTGATAACATTGTTCAATTGAGAATCAATAGGTAATGCTGTGCGTCTTCTTTTTCTTGTATCTTTTGGAAACTGTACTCCTGGTCTACTAGTTGCTCCCAGATTGTTTACAGCTCCGGTTAAAAAAGTACCAGCAAGTCCGAATATTTCTTCCTTGATACCTCGGGTTGCCTTGCCACGTTTGATAGTTTTGTATGTGGTGACTCCAGATAATAATGCACCAAGAAAATTGCCTGACTTGGCCAATCCAAATGCTGTGGATATTCCTGCTAGGACACCACCACGCCCAAATATAGAATCAGTGCCGCCACCTAGTGGTCTGATAGGTGAGGGTGAACGATCGTAATGTAACACTGCAAACCCCTGTGGGTTATCTCTACGGACTGCACCTGCTTCAATTAGCACACCAGAATAAGACACAGAGAATGATTGTTCACTTACTCCTCCGCCATCAGCCTGATCCATTGAACCATTTCTGTAATCGTTTATGATTGGATTCATCAATCTAAATTCTGTAAATCTCTGTCTATGCAATTGAAAGATTGAGATAGAATTTAAAAATCTTTCGTTCTCGCCGTTGTCCATGCCCCATCTGCCTGCGGCAGGCTCGGGTGTATTCTTGTTGTCAAACTTAATGGAGTTGTATTCACCTTGTTGGTGTAGAGTATCTGTCATATAATGTTGGTAATATGATTTAAAAAATGCTGTTGCAACATCACCCATATCATCATGAAGAGTCATTGTCACTGGCTCATAAGTGATTCCTGTTTGCACATAGTTTTTGTAGTTGTATTGATTTTTCATTTCAACATTGAACTGATAAGCAGGCAAATCAACACTTTTAACAAGCATACCTAGTTCAATCTGTTCTCCTTTTGCTCTGTTGAGCATGTTGCCTGCAGCTAAAGGATTGATGTTGAATACCACATGATATAAGAATTTATTTTTTGGTGACAGTCTGAATGCTTCATCAAGGTACAAGCGAGCCGCATGTTTGTAATCCTTCATGGTATCACCGTTGACTAATTGGTCAAGAAATAACTGTCTAAAGTTCATATAAGATATTTATTGACTTAAGATGTGGGTGGTTTATTAACCGCCAGTAACAGCAGTTCCAATGGTTCTAGCTACGTCTGCTCCTACGCCTGATCCTCTTGGAGTTTGGATTGCATTGTCATATCTGATTGACATTGTAATCTGTACAGGCTCTGAAGTAGCATATGCCATTGTTCCGTATTGAACGTTGTCTAAGTAACAACCATATAATTCATAAGTTTCTAAGACATTTACTGCGTCGGCACCGTTACCACCGTCAAGCATTTCTATTCTACCTGTGAATTTGTAATCAATTCCAGAAGCGGCAGATGATTGCTCAAAGAAATCAAACTGTTTCTGTAATTGCTCACCAACAAGTTTAGTAACTTCATTGTTGACATCATCTCTTACATTAAGAGTAATTGGATCCCAAGTATGTTTACCTGCCATGTACACTCTTGAGTTGTAAACATCAAGTGTGATTTGGTCAAAAGTAATGTTAGGTCTTGTAACATCTACAACTTGCTTAGTAAGTTCTGATCTAGGAGTTGACACACCAAATCCTTCAAGTATCACTCTAAAGCGATATTGTAATTTTGGCATTAACAAGCCTTGTGAACTTGAAGACTGGTTACTTGCTAAAGGTACTGTAAACTTTGAAAGTGTTGATATTGCCATTTTGTTTTTCTCCTAATTGTATTTACTATGCTCTATAGTATTATTCTTGTTACGCCTTTCTAAAGGGCGCCAATTTCTCCTGTGTTTTTCAACCTTACTGGAATGAAGATAAACTCAACTGCTTTGACTGGCTCTATGGCTACATCAACATACAATTCATTTTTATCTATTCTTGCTGGCGTGTTGTTTGTTTCATCACACACAACAGCAAAGTCAAACAATGCTCTCTGTGAAGTTAATTCTAATAAGAATGATTCGACTGATTGTTTGATTTCATTTCTAGTAAGTGTATCATTTGGTTCAAAGATAAATGGTCTTGCAATTTTATCTAAGTTCAATCTTACAAATGCAACTAGTCTAGCAACATTAACTCTGTCAAGTGCTGATGCAGTAAGTTGTCTTGTTTTTTGTCCAAATACAGTAAGTCCTGCACCTGTCACAAATGATATTGGGTTAATGTTTACACTGTAAAGTGAATCTCTTAATCCACTTGACACTTGTGTTGTTTCAAACTCACCTTCTGAATTAATAAATCCAACTGAAGAAGCGTTATCAACTTTACCACGTCTAACACCTGCTGGTGCAAACCATGGAAATGCCACTTGGTCATTAAATGCAATCGTTCTCAACATCATGTGTGAAGCCGGAACAACAACTGATTCACCGCTGTTAGCAGTTGTAAATCCTGAAGGATAATAAACACCAGTGAATGAATCTGTAGTTAACAGTCCATCTTCTCCGTTGTCTGCCGCACCTGCTGTGTTGTTTGCATAGTTTGTTACCGCAGTTGAAGTTGCTTCTAATCTCAATGGAGTGTCTCCAACAACAAATGCTGTGTCTTTTCTATCAGCATTAAGAGTTTCTAAGTCTGAAATTAACTCTGGGTAGCCTGGAGCTGCCAACAAGTTAAATTCTCTTTGTTCTTCTCTTAGTGCTGTGGTAGATGCTACTGATGATTTCATTGCTTCTACAACAACTGCTCTCTGTGCCTTTCTACCCATGTTTGGTGCACCATTTGTTCTTAATGGTGATTCAGATACCCATGCATCCTTTTCTGTAGGTAGAGTTGGATATGTTACCACGCTTGTAAAGTTAGTTCTTGTGAAGTAATCTTTTTTGAATCTAGCAACATTGTATCCAGAACGTCTTAGGTTGAACCCTAACATTCCTTTTGGATATAAAGCAGATTCTGGTGCATCAATATCAAGGTAAGTTGATGTTAACAAGTCAGTAATCAAAGACTCTTCAGTAACTACATCTTTTGTTGCATCTGTGTGGAATCTAAAGTCTGCAAACAATATTCCGTCCTGTCCTGATTGGTCTGTGTTGTCAATTAGTACCCACTCTTGCCCATTGTCTTGTGATGAATCATATCTGTAAAGTTTTGGATAGTTTTCAAGATCTGATGTATTCAACCAAAGGTCTCCGTCTACTAATGCTGTACCATCTGACTGTGTAGTTGGTTCAGTTGCAACAATTTGTGGTCCTTTTGGATCTGTATTTGCTAGATTAAATCCTCTAGCATCTGATGATACGTTTTGGTATCCTGTCCATGCTGATCCATCATGTATTAAAATATCTACTTCATCAACAGTTGTGTTATACCAAAGTTGATTGTTAGCAGGATCTTTTGATGGCTCATTCACACTCTGAATTGCTGTGTAAGTAGTTCCTGAATCTGGTGTGTTTTGTACTGGTTGCCAGTTAGATGCCACAAAGTCAAATCCATCACCACTTATGATTGTTGAATAATCATCTTTGTCACCAGCTGGTGCTGTGTACAAGTTTGCAATTTTCTCTGCACTTAGACTTGTGTTGTCGCCGTATGTGTTGGCAAATGTAGCATTAAATCCTAAGTCCCCCATTGGATTGCTGGAAGTATCTGTGAAGTAGATGTTTCCACCTTTGTCATGGGATACAGTGATTCTTTTTGTGGTTGCGTCATATGATGCAGACACATGTTTAAATCCTGCCGCAGCTATTCCTGCTACCACATCATCTGCATCTGTGCCACTTACAGTTACAGTTTTTTCATTTAATAAATTTGAAAGACTGTTTGTTTGTGTAGCATTGTTGACCATAGTCTCTGCCATACGCACAGTACCAGTGCCTGTGATTGCCGATGCTTTTGTTGTAATTTTATTTGAAACAATGTTTGTGTTTGATCCAACACCAACTGCTCTTCTAAATAAAACATAATCTATTAATTCACCTGAATCTCTAGTTGAATCACCCCATTCATGTTCAGTAGTATTCACTTGTACCATTACATCATTTACTGTAAGGTTTGAACCGCCACCTGCTTTATCAAGTTGCTGTAATGCCTGTTCATGTGTTTTAAACACAGGAGCATTTACTGATTCAAATTGTCCAGAAGTTTCTGAATATTTTTTGACTGATATCGTTGCTCCGCTGTTTGGTGCTGTTTGTTGAATCCAAACAGATCCACTTGGTCTTGATCTAGTATCTCCTGATCTAAAACCAAAGTCTTCAGTGTGTGTTCCTATGAAAACTTTTGGTGGAAACAATCTGTTTGCTGTGCCTACTGCTATTCCGGCATCTGCAAAAGGTGTTCCTGACGCTTCATCTAATTCTACGGCACCTACTGCCAAAGTTGATGAGTCTCCACCTGACGCTACTGGGATTGCATATATTTCTAGTTTTCCATCAACAGCTGCCGCTTTTACACCTTCAATGCCTTCGTTGTTAATTGCTGTTGCAAACGTTGCCACAGTAGTACCTAGTGACGATACTGTGCTTCCATTAATGGTAACTGATTCTGAATTTGTTATTGTCGGATTCGTTGCTGTTCCTGTCACTATTGGGTGTGCTGATGACCATGATGCATCTTTTGTAGCTGAATCAGCTGATCCAACTCTTACCCAAGTGTTTGATCTTGTTTTATAAAATAATCTATTGAAAGGATTTGTTGCCACAATCGCATAATCACCAATTGATCCTTTTGCCGCAATAGGCGCCGGAGGTGAACCAGTGACATCATCAGTTGATGTGATAAAGATTGGTTGTTTTGATGTAAATGATTGTGTTGATTCACTCCATTCTTTGATTCCCCAGTTTGTACTTGCTAGGTCTAACCAATAAAAACCATCATCAGGTCTGCCACCAGGTGCATCTGCTGATCCAGTTAATTCTGAAGTGTTAATGTTTGCTCTGATCACAAACGCTCTGTTGGCAATTCCAAGGAAGGAGTAAGCCGCTTGGAGGCCGTATTCATTCAGTTCATAACCTTGTATAGGTGTTCCTGATGCGTCTGTGTAAAATGTTGGATCGCCAAACGTTTGAGTTAATTCTCTCTGTGACGATATCAAAAATATTTCGTTTGCGTTAGTGCTCAGTGTACCAGATGCTGTGCCGCTACCTGTTCCTGATGTTTTGTCTTGAGCAGTTGCAACCACAACTAGTGGTACTGCTCCTGGTATACCGGGGACGTAAAAACTTTCGTCTACTACGGATACCTCTACTCCTGGTGATGTTAATGCCATTTTGTTTTACTCCTTAAAAACATTCGTTATGAATATTTACCTAATAGGACTGATTTATATACACGAAAATTGCCATATTTAAAGAGCACCGGAAAGGTGCACATAAATATATGCGTGTTTAATGATAAAAAGCAAACAAGACCATTGTGTCAAGAATGTAATAGTAAGCCTGCGGCATACAATTATCGCCGTGGTGACAAAATTTATTACAGAAAAAAATGTGACTCATGTATAAGAAAATCTAATTCATCTACAATATCAACACCTGCGTGGCAACGTTCAGGATATACAAAAAGTAACAGTTGCGAAATGTGTGGGTTCAATGCACAACATCCATATCAGCTGGATGTACATTATGTAGATGGCAACATGAGTAACAACAACACAAGCAACCTAAAAACTGTGTGTGCAAATTGTAATCGATTGCTACATGTAAAAAAACAAGGCTGGCGTCAGGGCGATTTGATTGCCGATAACTAAAATCCTAAAAGACTATCAACATCTTCTTGTAATGCATCAATAGTATCATTGTTTTGGATCAAGGCATCATATGGTTCATTTAACCATCTCCATTCGGAAGGATGCACACCGTTAGGTTCTTTGTTCCCTTCAACATAGTCGTGGACCCAGTCAGGATCTGCACCTCGTTGCACTCTCCAAATTTGTCCGCCTATGTTTCTAATCATAGATATCTCATTTGGAAATCTTACATCAGGAATCACCCAACTTATGTCAGGATTATCTAATATTTTCTTCTTGGTCAAACTTACCCAAATGCCATCAAAAAATCCTTCCCGCATACATTCAGTTCCGAACCTTTGTAACAAGTATCTCGGCGATACATCAAACCCTGCTTCCTCAGTCCAGAATGGATCTGGTTGTTCTCGCCATTGTCTGCTGGGTTCTGTTTTGCCTTCTAGCATGTCACGGTCCCAATCAAACATAGAGCCAACTGCGTCTTTCAGTTTGTCTGCAAATGATGTCTTGTGAAATTTGTGCTGTTTAATAAGATGTTCTGCGATTGTGTCTTTACCTGAACCAATTAATCCGCATACTCCTATGATCATGCTCACATTATACAATAATATATGTAATGTGTCAATTAGCCTATTGTGAATGAAAGTGGTGTGCCACCTTCTTGATAGTTTCCTATTTGTTGATCTAATATCTGCATCTCATTTTGTGCTTCTGCCTTGAGTGCATCACCATTTAATTGCCCGCCTCCCTGTGGACCAGCAATGGTTGAAAACTTAGATCTTGCTTCACCTAGGGTAAACTTGGCTATTGCTAAAGTATAATCTCTGATCCAAGGTTTTGCATATATGTCAGTTAGCAATATAAAGTCTGGTCTATGATTGTATTGTTCAATCAATACAGTTTCAGCTGACTTTTGTCGCCTAAATATCTGTAATCGTCTTGTAGGTTGGTCATATTTGAAATTGATAAATCCACCAAACATTCTTGCAACCAACTCTTGGTATCCTGCAAACATATCATATGTTGCTAGTCCTCCGATACGTCCTGTCTGCAACAAATATATGTTGGTGTATGCCAACTCAAAAGGATCAAATGTAGATCCACCCTCTGTCGATGATGCTCCACCTACTGTTCTTCTGTAAATTCTACTGACGTGTATAACTTCAGCTGGCATTGTGTATTCTGTTTGATCTTTCTGTAACTCTAGAAAACCATATGATTCTTCTGCAGAATTGGAAGAACGTTGTCTGAACCTATCAACTGCTGTGATGAATGCGTTTTCGAGATGCTTAGGATCTAGTTCTACTTCAACCATTCCGTCACCCAAACGTATTTTCACATAATCATAGATTTCTTGCTTGGCCGCATTGATCTGATTATTGGTTGCTTGGGATAGTGCTGTGTCTGCCATACTACTATTTATAGGCGTATTGATAAGGACGGTAAATATGTTATATGCCTAGACTATCACTATTCAAACCAGAAAAAGGTAATGATTATGCTTTCTTAGATCGTAACATATCTGAAATGTTTCAGATAGGCGGCACAGATGCCTACATACACAAATACATTTCCCCCAATGATCAAGGCACATCTGAAGATGCAACACAACCACAACGATCAGGTGACAGCCTTAATGAACTAGCTATACAAGACATGTTGTTCTTAGAAAATAGAGACAGAAAATATGATCCCGATGTGTATCATACAAGAGTGATATACAATGTGTCAGACATAGATTTTGACCTGTCACAGTTTGGTCTATTCTTGCAAAACGACCAATTATTCATGACATTCCACATCAAAGACATTGTGGAAGCATTAGGCAGAAAAATTATGTCGGGTGATGTAATTGAGTTGCCACACTTGAAAGATGATCATTCGCTGGATGAAACTGACACAGAAACATTGAAACGATATTATGTGGTAGAAGATGTCAGCAGAGCATCAGAAGGTTTCTCAAGAACATGGTGGCCACACTTGTACAGAGTTAGAGTAAAAGGAATCACAGACGCACAAGAATTTAGAGATATACTAGGTGACAAAGATGAAAATACTGATCAAAAAACAAGAGATAAAGAATTAGAAATCAATGATGCAATAGTAACACAAGCAGAAACTGATGCACCATTATCCGGATACAATACAAAACAATTACATGTGATGCCTACAGACGAAGAAGGCAAGGTTGCATTAGTAACTGTTGATGACGATGTCAAAACAGATACCGGACATATTAACGTGGACAAAGTATACCAAACTCCGGATAGCAAGGGATATATCGAAGGTTATCTTACTGGAGATGGTATTCCTGCTAATGGTGAAACATATACGTTTGGTACCTCATTCCCTGCACAACCAGTTGAGGGTATGTTTTTCTTGCGTACTGATTATTCACCAAACAGACTTTTTAGATTTGATGGGAGAAGATTTGTGAAAATAGAAGATAATGTAAGAATGACAATGACACAGACTAACACACGTGATACTCACAAAACTGGGTTCATAAACAACACAAACACAACCACATTAGAAGATGGTTCTACCACAACCAATGAACGTGTTGCGTTAAGTAAACTATTGAAACCACAAGCGGACAACTAATATGCAACACTTTTACGATGCTCAAATAAGACGATACATTCTACAATTTATCCGTATGATGAGTAACTTTTCATATGTGACAGGTAAAAATTCTAAAGGTGTATCTGAAACTTTGCAAGTGCCGGTCAAATATGGAGACATGAGCAAACAGGTAGCACAAATTATTAGAAAAGGATCAGAGAATACACTGATTCCAGCACCACAAATTTCTTGTTATATAACGGATATGAGATATGACAGAGAAAGAATGTACAATCCATATCACATAGACAAGAAGCACATACGTGAAAGAGCATTTGATCCGGTCACAGAACAATACACTGGTGAGCCAGGACAAGCACACACCATTGAAAGAATTATGCCTACACCATTCGAGTTGTCTTTTAGAGCTGATATTTTTTCTACCAACACAGATCAAAAACTGCAAATACTAGAACAAATATTAGTCCTATTCAATCCAGCATTAGAATTACAGACTACTGATAATTTTTTAGACTGGACGTCTTTGTCTTTTGTAGAATTGACAAATATTAATTTTTCATCTAGAGCAATACCGGCAGGTATAGCAGACGATATTGATGTAGCAACACTAGATTTCCGCACCCCTATTTTTATATCACCTCCTGCCAAATTGAAAAAGTTAGGTGTGATAGAAAAAATTATCATGAGTATATATGATGAAGAAGCAGGCACTGTTGATGTTGATGGTATATTAGGTGAAAGTTTAATTTCTAGACAATTTGTTACTCCAGGACAATATGCTTTGCTTGTGTTAGGTAATAGAGTAACACTACTAGGACAGATGGGTAGTAAAACATCACACACCGATAACCGTGATAATCTTGTGTTCAAAGCTGATACACAATATGGTACTAAAACAAATTGGCTGGCTCTTGAAGCACTGTATTCTAAAGAATTTAGAGGTGGCTTATCCACTATACAATTACAACAATCAGCAACCACTATAAATGGTGATGACATAATTGTAGAAGTGACAGGCACTATTGCATTAGACCCACAAGATGAATTCACAATGTTGATTACTATCGACGAAGATACAACTCCAACCAACACTATTAATGCTGTTGATGCCGTAATAAATCCTACAAGATTTAATCCAACAGGTGCTCCGGCCGGAACAAGATACTTGCTTACAGAAGACATAGGTGACAGACTGACAGAGACAGCAAATAAAACTACCCCATGGGGCAATTTGGTTGCTGAAGCAAATGATATTGTTGAAAAAGTAGGTTCAGAATGGATTGTTGATTTTAATGCTAACTTTGACGATTCTACT